ATAAAAGTTTTAATAATTTATTATTAAAACTTTTTACAAGTTAATTTGCCTATCAAAATCTCCAGAAATAACTTGGTGAGCAATTACAACAGTTAACTTGTTTCCAAAATTTTTTCTTATACCATCCATCACTATACTAGTCATATCTTGATCTAACGAAGCCGTTGACTCATCTAACATAAGAAGTGGAGAGTTAAAAATCTCCGCCAAAGCTAAAGTATAGGAAAGAACTACTCTAGCTAGTTCACCTCCAGAAAGCATAGACACATCCGCTTCCATACCTTTGTAGTCAATTTCTAAATTTACCTGAGGCTTGCATGTCTTCTTTTTCGTTTGCTTAAATGGCAAGAGTCGGACAACAATAGGATCATTAGGAAAAAAGATATCTAGGTATTCTTGTGCATGAATATTAATAGAATTTATGATGTTAAGAATCGCGATACTCTCAGCTTCAAGAATCTTATCTTTCAAAAGAGTTGAAGCAGCGTATTGTTTACGATTCTTTTCTTCTAGTTCCTGTAATTCGTTTACTTTTGTTTCCCACTCATTGTATCTAGTTAATTCTTCTTTGTACTTATTATAGAGTTCGATTTGACGCATGTTTTCTTCGTGTTTTTCACAATTTAGTTTCAAACTACTTAGTTCTTTTGTTTTTGCATCTAGTTCTCCTTGTAAAATTTCCATATTTCTTAGAGTAGGATATTTAAGGTTAAATTGGGTTTCCATTTCTTGTATTTGTTCTGTGATTTTCTTCAGTTCTCTAGTAAGGTCTTTGAGATTTTTTTCGTAATGGAGAATTTTCTCCTTGCTTTGTCGTTGAATTTGGATCCGATGTCGTAAATCATTTTCATCTAAATTTAAGGTTGGCTTCTCTCTTTTTGTCATATTTTTAATTTTCTCTTTCTGCTTGGATAGTTGGTCTTTAAAAGTTTCTAAAGATGATGAAAACTTTTTCTCTTTTAGATTCCCTTCTAATTTTTTACATTTCTTTTCTAGCTCAGTTTGGGTTCGTTTATATTCTTTTAGATATTCTATAGTAGATTCAGTTTCCTCCTTAGTTGGTATTTCTTCTTCGTATTGTTGTTCTAAGATTCTTATCTCTTCTAGTGTTTCATTGTAGCGTTTTAGTTTTGATGTTTCTTCTGGAATAATGTATTCTAGACGATTTACTAGTTTTGTAGAGGTAGAAATATCTTTCTTAACTTCTTCAATATCAGTTTCATTATCGGAAATATCATCTCGGAAAAGATGTAAATTGTCATCTTGAAATCGTAGAGAAACGTGACAAGATGGACATTCGTAAAGTTCTTGTTGAAGAATTAGTTTGGAAAGTTTATCCTTATTTTGTCCTAATTTTTCGCGTTCTTTTTCGAGAGTTTTTATATTTTCTGTGATTTTTTCTTCATCTACTTTGTATCTTTCTTTGTTTCGTTTTAACCCTTCTAATTTTTCGGAATCGTGAAGAAGTTGTGTATATTCTGTGATAGTCTTATTTACTTCTAGGGCTGAATATTCTTTCCATAAGATTTCTTTGATAGATTTTATTTCGGATTCTAAGGTTTCTTTTTCAGTTTCTTGCATTTTTTCCAAACGAACTTTATCCTCTTCATATCGTTCTTGTAGAAGGGATAATTCTTTTCCAGATAGAATAAGTTTTAGTTCGCTTTCATATTTTTCTAATTTTTCATCACCTTCGTAATGGGTTGTCGTTTTTTCGCATTCATTATCTTCGATTTTTTCTTTGAGTGAGAGTAATGTTTCTTTCTTTGTAGCATATTGAGATGTGAATATTTTAGTATCTGTTAATTCTTCGGAGAGGGAATGTATCACTCTTTCAGCTCTTTTAATTAATACCTTTGTATTTTTTAGCCTAATTGTTTCATTTTTGACCGCATTTTCTTTGTCTTTTGTTCTGATAGGAAAAGATACTTTTTCTGGTTTATTTAAACTTTTGAAATGTGTTAAAGATAATTCTAATTGGGATGTGGTTGAAATAAGTTCTTCGTTTCTTTTCTTTATGATAGCTTGGCAGCGTCCTTTGAGTTGTCCTAAGTCTACGCCGTGAAAAGCGAATTTTTCCAGGAATTCTAGTTTTTCTAGAGGGCTCATCATGATGAAAGAGTTAAGGGTATTTTGTTGTATATAAGAAGTGCAATCAAAGGCTGTACCAAACTTTTCATTTATAACAGCTTGTCCAGCTTCATCTTCAAGTTCAACATCTGTTTTTGTATTTGTGACGACGAGACGATTGGGTTTTTTCGTTCTGAGAATGTGTAGTTCTTCAAACTCCATTTGGACTTGAAGACTAGTTTTTCCAAAAGAGATTAATTTATTTCCTGTTCCATATAGAGCGAACATTATTCCCATAAGTATGGTAGATTTGCCACATCCAGAAGGTCCAGAAAGAAGAAGAAGACCATTTTCACCAAAATCAAATTCTTTATCTAGATAACAACGAAAGTTTTTCAGTTTTATCTTCATCTTTATTTTTATTCTTTTATTGTGTAGAATTCATTTTTAAATAAACGGTTTAAGAGAAAAAATAGTTCCATAAAAATGAGCGACAAGCTAGTATATGAAGTATATAACGATCGTTCTTTAGTAGTACGTGGCGATCGGGCTAAATATAATACAGTTATGAGAAATTTAGATGGTCGCTGGAATCCCCGTTTAAAAAACGGAGCTGGTTGGACTGTTCCAAGAGAGAAAGAAGATAAACTCAAAAAAATAATTTCTGAACTAACTGAAAATGCAGGTGATAAAGAAAAAGAATTTGAAAAAATAGAATCTAATATTAAATCGCGCAAAGAACAAAATAAATACCATCGAGCCGTAAGTAAAGATAGCGAAGACGAAGATTCTGGAGAAGCCCCTAAAGAAAAGGAAGCGGCTACCGGAGACGAGTCTAGTCAAGGATCTAGCGAAGGGTCCGGAGACGAGTCTAGCCAAGGATCTAGCGAAGGGTCCGGAGACGAGTCCAGCGAAGGATCTAGCGACGAGTCTAGCGAAGAGTCAGAAGATACCCCTAAAGAAGCCTCTAATAAAAAACCTAGTGAAGTTCAAGAAAAGAAATTATCTACAGATGACATATTGTTGCAAAAAAAGAAGGAAGAAGAACGAATTAAATTTGAACAAGAAAAGAAAGATTATGAAAAAAGAAAATCACAAGAAACAGATAATCGACATGAAGACCGAAAGGGAGACCGACGTGAAGATCATCGAGGACAACATCGCGAAGACCGACGTGAAGATCATCGCGGACAACATCGCGAAGACAGACGCGAAGACAGACGCGAACACAGACGCGAACACAGACGCGAAGATCATCGCGAAGACAGACGCGAAGACAGACGCGAAGACAGACACGGTAAACATCGCGAAGACCGACGCGAAGACAGACACGGTAAACATCGCGAAGACCGACGCGAAGACAGACACGGTAAACATCGCGAAGACAGACGCGAAGACCGACATGGTAAACATCGCGAAGACCGAAACGGTAAACATCGCGAAGACCGACGCGAAGACCGACGCGAAGACCGAAATGGTAAACATCGCGAAGACCGACGCGTACAACATCGTGAAGACCGAAGCGTACAACATCGTGAAGACAGACGCGGTAAACAGCACGAAGACAGTAATTCAAGCGAAAGAGATTCCGATTATTACAAATCTTTTTCTAAGAAGCCGAGTAAATTCAGAGCGTTATATGAGCCATCAGATGATGAAAGATACTCCTCCTCATCTGAATCGAGAAGCTCATCCTCAGACGATTTTCCAGTTCCTGAAACACCAAAACGAAGAGTTAGCAAAAAGGAAGAATACAAGAAAGTGTATAATAAATTAAAAGATCTTTCTAAAAAAATGAATAACAAACATAGACATATTTAAAAAATAAAAGTTTTGAAAAAAATGAAAGAGTTTCCATCTGTTTGTAATCCGAAAAATAAGAACAATTTTCAACTTCTTAATCACGATAGATTAAAGTGTTATCTTCGCAGAGATTTATATGAGCATATTATCAGTCATGAAGAAAATGACTATTTTTCTCTCGATGAATTTAACCGACGAGTAAATAACATGGAACTAACAAAGAAACTTGTCAACGAGCTTATACCAGAGTTAGAAGGTCATGGCTGGAAATGCAAAACTTCTTTTGGAGGCACAGGATTATTTATCTACAGTAGCGAAAAACCTCCATCAAGCTGTTGGGAAGAGTAAATTATTTTTTATTTACATTGTAAATAAAATTCTATTTCTTTTTAGCTATATAGTGATATCCAGAATAAATTTTCTCCATTTTTTCGGAAAAACAATCCATAAAAGAGTCGACTGCTTTTCTAACACCATAACTTCCGTAGTCATCAAAAAACATCGTTCCACCTTCCACTAAAAGTCTATACGAAAGTACAGTGTCTGTTAAAACATCATGCGATAAATGCGAGGCATCGATTGTGATATAATCGTAAGTTTTATTTAAAGTTGGAAGAACAGAGCTACTAAAGTCTTTATAGAAGGATATTTTATTTGGGTATTTGCTATTACTAATATTGTATATAAATGTTTCTAAAGTATTTTCTGTAACAGGGGTTGTTTTATCATTGCAATTAAACGGATCTATAACATCTATATGACTATCCGTATGAGAGAGATAATTATCTATGTAAAATGTAGTACTTCTCCCTTCGAATGCACCTATTTCTAAAATAGAAATTTTCTTATCTGTCGGGGGAAAATATTCTTGTATAATAGGTTTCTGAAATTCAAACCAATCTGTAGTAAATTTATACATAATTATGTATAGATTTTCTTTTTTTATAACTCAATAGCAAAACATTCATAACCTTCGTTTGCCTTGTTTTCTGTTAAAGAATCTACCAACTCATCTACGTTATCTGTTTTTTCAGTATACGTAGAATACTCAATCTTATCGATATATTTTCCAGTTGTGACTACTACTTCATTTTCTTTTTTTTCGTAAGCCCAGAAATTGTTTTCCTTATCTATCCATAGTTCTTGAGCTGGAAAAAGTTTCCAAGCGGCTTTTTGAATATTTCTTTTAGCTTCTAGAGACATTTAGAGAAAATAGTCACATAAAAAATTATTTCATTTTTATTTTATAATAACTTATCGCTAGGATTACAATTATGAAAATAAATAAAAACAAGAAGGTGAAAAAGTGAGATTCTTTTTTCTCATTCTTATAATCTTCTCCAGCTACAAATGTATTCCAATCCGGTAGATCTTTTAGACTTATTATAGGCTTTAACGATAACCAAGGCTTTTCCGCTATAACTCTTTTAGTATATCCCGTTAATGGGTCTATTCTACCTCCCATCAGGCTAAGATCTGTACTTATATCTTTACGTTGCTTGATATGAAGTTCTGTTTGTTCAGCTGTTTCCCAACTATATCTATTGTGATTAACTAAGTTATAGTCAAGAGGATAGAAAAAATCTGGAAGACCAGCCACGACATTTGCTTCAATTTCACACATATTATTTCCTCTACTTATATAAAAATAACCATTTCTTCCCCAGTCTTTTCCCCAGCTATTTCTTATTATCCAATATTTTTTCCCCTTTTCTTCCCCCCATCCAACTATTTCTACTGCATGTCCTCCCAACGATTCTCCTAACCCATTCCATTCATATATACTATTTTTAGCGTCAAACGTGTACAAGTCTGGATAAACAACCATCCCTGTTGAAACAGGTCCCCAAGAGTATATATTGTGTCTTATATATAATTCACTTCCACTGTCTTGGGGTATCCCAGCTACCGAATAAAAGTGAATACAGCGAAAGAAACGCGCTGGTGTACCGTATTCATCGTTAGAAGAGTTTTCAGAAACGTTACTACACATATCGGCAATCTTCCCAGTAACAGAAGTGCAAAGAGGTGTGTAATTAGTAGAAGAAAAGTCGGAAGGGGAATTAAGGGCTAGTTCAGTGCCGATTGTTTTATCGTAGGGAACGCAGTTGTCGGTAGGGGTTCCAAAAATGTAAAGATATCTCCACGAGTCGCTTAGTGAGTTGCCATTGCAAGATCCCATACCGATGGAAGTAAGATTTATTTTATTAAAAATATTTTGCTGTGTTTGTGGGTTTTTTACAACTAGTTCTTGTCCTATAAAATCACAGAGTAACATATAAGTTGGAGAAAGATCTATTTTTAGTTTTCCTAAGGATTGTATGTTAAATCTGTCTGCAAGAGTACTAGTTGTAGCGAATGCCCAGCAACTTCCGCATTTTCCTTGGTCTTTTACAGGAGAAAGTAAGTCTTTCCATACTTCTGTACCGTCAAATGTGTCTGGAACAGAGTCTACTGTTAGTACATCGTTATCTCCGTCAAATCCTTCTACTGGAAATTTTCTTCCCCAGGTAACTTTGGGAAGGCTTTCAAAGTCTGATTCTGCGTGTCGACTGGAATCTCTAAGAATCGTTAGATTTGGTCTAGATAAACTCATTTTATTATAATAAATAAATTAGTAATCTAGAATATCAGTGATGATTTTCTTGTCGTGTCTTTGTGTTATCTTGTAGTATAGGTTCCAAAAAGTTTGTCCAAGTCCAAACATAGAAACGAGAAAGACGATAATCATCTCATTGTAAGTCAAGTAACATACAAATTCTAGAACTACGATAGCTAATCCGGCAACGATAGATCCAATGAATTCTGTATGCTCTGCAATATTTTGTTCTTTCCAAAAAATCACAATAGATACCACCCCGTTGATAAAAATGTACAAGACAAACCCATGCACTGGCATCATTTTATGGGGCACTTTCATTTCTTTAGGGGCATCGTAAAACAACACGGCACCAATCACTATAGAAATGATAGTGAGTCTCATAAGTTCAATAAGGAGAAACATGCAGGTAGATATATTGTTCTTGGTGATGAGCTTGTAAGGGGTGTGGCAAATTTCGCAGGAGTGTTCCTGAGAGATTTTTGAGTTAATCCATTGTATAAGGCAATTTTTGTGTACATATTGGATGCCTCCTTTGCACTTGCAGGGAGAGACCATATTTTCGACATTGTCATCCGACAGACAATATCGGCAAGTCTTTGACTCAGTCATTTGACCTAACCTCTATTTTTCCAATTTAAAATCAATTTAGGTTTATATAAGATATGGAACCCCGTCGTAAACAATATGCAGCCGAAATAAGGCTTGAAATTATCAGGATGGAAAAGTCCCAGAAAAGGGATGAAGAAGTATTAGAGAATCTACATACACTTGGGTTAAGACCTGATGTAGTGAATAAGAAGAGGGATGAAATAAGGGCTAAGATGGATAAGAGAACGGAACAGATCTTTGAATATACTGAAAAAGAGAGGGATTATTTATCTGGAAAGTTTGACGAGGAAATAATTAGTCAGTATAATACGAGTAAGAAGACTGAAAAGACCCGTAAGGATGATATGATAGCTAAGCGTAGAAAGAATTTAGAAGACGATGAAATTAAGAAGGAAAAAATGGAGGAGAAACGGTATAAGGATAATGAGGATAAATATATTGAGAAAAATTATAAATATTACTACAAGCAGTTTTGTAAAGCAGAAGAAACGTTACCGACTTACATAAGAGCTAATTTGGATGATATGCCGAATAATAAGGGGTATATATGGAGAGGATGTTGGTTTTTTGGAAATAAGAAACGTGAGTATAATAGCCCTCTTATAATGTTTGAGAAGCAGAGAGGAGGTGTTTTATATATTAATGAGATAGATGACAGAGAGCATAGACTTTTCGAGAAGAGAGGGAAAGAGAGAAAGACATTGGTTTCTAAGAAACTAAGAAAATATAGGTTAAAAGTTTAGAATAAATAATAAATGGATATAACACGAGATAATAATTCAATAACTACACATGATTATGAATTTTATAATTTTGATAATTCTAAATGGGATTACTCTTTGGATGGAATGTGGGTAGGTGGTAAGTTTCATATGGATAATCTAAGTGGTGGTTATCATGGTATAGAAAAACAGTGGTGGGAGTATCACTCTAAAAGGTATGAAAATCCAACTGTATTACTTGTTTCAGAATCAGAGAAAGTTAAGAAGATGTTTAGTAGTATCTATCCTACCTGGAAAATTTATACGATAGATATATTTCAGGAACTAAAGTCTGATTGGAGATATTTGTAAAAGAAATAGTCCTCTTGAAGGTCTTAGTTTTGATATTATTATTAATCAAGCTACGTTAGAGCATGTTTATAATCCATTTCAGGCTATGGAGAATTTATGCAATAGTTTAAGAAAAAATGGTATACTTATAACCCATACACATCCACCTAATTTTGGATATCACCGTTATCCAAGCGATTGTTTTCGTTTTATGAAGGACTGGTGGTATGATCTTCCAAAGCATATAGAAAATATACGCTTACTATACTTGCATATGAATAATAATAAACATGTATTTTCTTGTTACCAAAAACTAATATAGAGATTCTTTATATTTATATAAATGATAAAGAATCTTGTAATTGATCCTGAAAATTATAGAAATACAAAACCATATCCTTATGCTTTCCAAGACTCTATATTAAGAGATGATTTTGCACATGAGTTACAGAAAGAAATTATGGATATTCCAGATAAGATGTGGGATAGATATGAAATCCCTTTGAGTCAAAGTTAACGTTAAGAAACAAATACGAATTTCCAGAAAGATTACAGAAATTATTCGACGAGTTACAGAGTGATTTTTTCGTAAATAAACTATCTGAAATTGTAGGTGAAAAATTACTTTTAGATCCTACAAGAAATTTCTGGGGAGTACACAAGTATAATAACGGCGATAAGTTAGATATTCACGTAGACGCAGGAATACACCCTGTTACAAAACAGAAAAAACACGTTACTTTAGGAATTTACCTAAGTGTGAATTGGAAGGAAGAATATGATTGTAAGCTTGAAATTTGGTCCGGTGAAAATGCATCTGAAGATAGCGCGAAAATACATGAGAAAGTAGTTAGCATAGCACCTATGTTTAATCGGCTAGTGCTTTTTACCTGCAATGACTATTCATGGCATGGAAATCCAGAAACTGTAAAATGTCCAGATGACTCTAAGCGTATATTTATAACAATTTCCTATCTAAGTGAAAATTATACCTATAAAAATAAAAAGCAAAAAGCTTTCTTTGTAAAAAGACCGAATGACGAATATGATGAACATAAAGATAAGTTAAGATTTTTAAGAGCAGATCCAGAAAAGTATAAAGAAATCTACAGAATCTCTAATTGAATTTAAAATATTATTAGTTATTTTATAAAATAATGATAGGAATAAAGAGAAAAACTCATCCAAACATGGAAGTGAGCATTGAAAAGAAAACGAGGCAACGGCCTAAACTTAAACTTGAAAACGCACCTGCGGTTTCTACTTTGAAAGATCTTATTGAGTTGGGTAATTCACTAAAATTTTATAAAAATCTAGATATTATAATGTTATGGCGTATAGCCCCCTTTCTTAAAGAATTAGAAGAAATGGTTGGCATGGAATCTCTGAAAGAAACTGTTTTTTACCAGATAATTTACTATCTACAAGGCATGCACTCTAAAAATAAAAACGAAGAGTATCTTCACACTGTTATATACGGTCAGCCTGGATGCGGAAAAACATCTGTTGCTAAGATTATAGGCAAAATTTACCAATCCATGAATATACTTTCTCCTAATGGTTCGTTTAAAGTAGCGTATCGCGATGATTTTGTCGCTGGATATCTCGGGCAAACAGCGATAAAGACGAAAAAACTACTTCAGTCTTCCATAGGAGGGGTATTATTTATAGATGAGGTGTATTCTCTAGCTCCTAGAAATAACGACCGCGATAGTTTTTCTAAAGAAGCTATCGACACGTTGACGGGATTTTTATCTGAGCATAAGAATGATTTCTGCTGTATTGTGGCAGGGTATGAAGAAGAAGTAAACGGATGTTTTTTCGCTATGAACAAAGGGTTGGAAAGGCGTTTTCCCTGGGTTCATAGAATACCTGACTATACAAGTAAAGAGTTGTATAAGATTTTCTTCAAAATGGTTAGAGATATAAATTGGAACGTCTCGTTTAGCGAAGACTTTATGATAGCTATTTTTGAAAAGCATAAGGATATGTTTAAGAATGCAGGTGGAGATATAGAGACATTTCTATCGAAATGTAAAATGTTCCATTCTAAACGTGTCTTTTCCCTTGATAAAGAACACAAGTTCAATATTTCGAAAGAAGATGTATTACAAGCTTTAGGATTTTTAGAAAAGAATAATAAACCGAAAGAAGATAAACCCCCTGAACATATGTATACTTAATTTTTATAGAAAAATTCTATAAAAAAGATTTTTATTCAAAGGTTATATCTATAGCAGAATCTAATCGTTCGTCTAGTGTATTTATAAATTCTTCCTTTTCCATTTTTGTTTTCTTATTGATATGATACTTGAAAAAATTTGCTATATAGTTTGGAAACTTAAACTTATTATCAATTTCTTGAGTAAGTTTTTTGAAATTATTTCCACTATTATTATAGTCTGTAAATATTTTTTCATGATATATAGAATAAGTATCTTTGATCTCAGTTTTAATAGTGTTTAACAAATCATCTACTTCTAGTACATCGACTAATTCACAACCATATAATGTTAAAAAATAACAAGAAACTTTTTTCCCTTTGAATTCATCATAATATTTACAATCTTGTGATATTTTCGAAAATAACATTGTTGACAATATAAATTCACTATATATTTCATGTATATTAAAATCATTAATACAAGGTGTAATAATATAAAAAATAATTTCTTTCTCAGACCAAGAAATAGGAAGCCTATTATAAATGTCAAATTCTTCTGTTTGGTTATAACATATTTTAAGGCTTGATGATTGTTTATAATTTTTAGATAATGATTTTATATTACTTAACACATTTGGTATTTTACGTATTTCTTTCATGAAATTAACACGTTCAGAACAATCTAAATTTAGAATTTGCCCTAGTGCTATATAAGAATCTTGTATATATACCATCTTATATAAGAAAAGTTTAAAAATATATGTAAAAACAATCATATTTTCTGGACAATCTAAAATAAATTCTGAAAATTTTTCAGAACTACAAGTCCTACTTTTTTCTATAATTTGGATAGTTATTTCCTGAAATTTTTCATGTATATTCTCGTAATATTTCTGAAGTGGTATAACTTTCTCTATTTCAAATTGTTTTTGATTTTTTTGCATTTTTAGATATTGATAGTATTCTTGAACATTATCACATATTTTTACCTTATATTTACCTATCATTTTAATACGTACTGCTATATCACTATTTTTAGCCATTTCAGCCATTTTTAACCAAAAAATAGCGAATAATATATTGCTTCTAGAAATATGGTAATTATAATCTACAACTTTATTATCCTTTTTTCTCTCAAATCTATCTAAAATAGATTTATAATGCTCTTCCAAGTCGTATGTTTCTTGTAATACTCTGAATAATTTTTTTACGTTTATTTTACTGTGTAAATTTTTCCACTCGCTTATTATACTTTCTTCATCTGAAAAAGAACAGTTAACTAAATATAACATTTTTTCAGCTCTAGTTAATGCTACATGATACATAGAATCGAATTTCAACTCTCCATGTGTTGTTTTATGGTATCTTACCATTTTGGGAGTAAGATTGATAACAATGACAACATCTCTTCCTGTGCCTTTGGCAGAATGAATAGATTGAATACGCGTACGGTACTGTGATTCTAATAAATCTATAGGACGAGATTCTTCGCTTCTATGAAGCTGTGCATATCGTGAAATAGATGCATGACATTTTTCATCTGGTAATGGGATTCCGTATTTTTCGTGCCAAAATTCTTCTAGTCTGTCTCTTATTTCTGCTAAAATTGGATAATTACTAACAATAGGACAAATGATAGCAAAATGTTCAGGTTTTTTATATCCATTATTAAATTCACATTGAAATATTTCTAATATATTGTAAACTATCTTTTCATCTGAAACATTTCTAATTTCTACATCTCTTTCTTCATGTATTTTATGACAATTAGGTTTTTGGCATATAGAAATAATCTTTTCAAGTCCATATTTTTCAAAGTTAACATGCTTATTTACAAAGTCTTGCAATTTTGAATTATGAAATCTAAGCACAGAATTTTTGGGTTTATCTCTAAAAATATTAATACTATCTAGGAAAAAAACATCATTATCGCTAGTCATAATATTTTTTTCTAATAGTATACTCTGTAGTTTATCTCCTATAATATAACAATCAGCATATGTATCTCTCATTACCCTACAGATTGCTTTTAAATAGTCTTGACTTAAGTCCTGTGCCTCGTCTATTATTAGACATGTTTCTTTACAGATTCTACTAGATGTTTGAGCATATCTAAACATTCCTTTATCGGAAAGTCTAATTTCAGTATCAGTAGAAATATTTTTTGCGATACGCTCGAAATAAGATTCGCCTAGTGGAATTATATCCTTATTTATAGCGTAGCAAAAAGAGTCTATTGTTCCTATAAAAATTTCACATTTTTCTTTTTTCCCATCTATAAAGCTTTTTTCAAGTTCGTACGTTTTTTGATTTCCTTCACATGTATTTTTTCCTATTTTTATATATGGATTTTTAGACTGTATTACCATATCATCTATTTTTTCTTGAACTACTGCTGTATTTGACCTCATTTTAGAAAGATAAAAATAATACTTATAGTCAGTTTCAGTAATTAATCGAACACTTTCGTAAGTTTTACCACATCCAGCACCTCTCTGACGTATGTATAAATTACACTTTTTTGGTTCTTCTTCGTGTTCGAAAATACCTATTGATGATATAAAATCATCGCGACTCTTAGGATTCTGACACTCTGTCATTTGACATTTTATGTGTTTCGAAGAAATCTTAAATATTCCATATTCTGTATCTAAGAAAAAATAATCTAATACAGAAAATTCTATATGTTTATTCCAGTCTATTATAAATCTATTATCTCTCGTTCTATAAATATTAGAATCCCAACCATTTACTATCCAGTATATTTTATACCCAAAATTTTCGTAATCTTTATTACGCTTCAAAATTTCTTCTTTTTTTATAAAACTATTTTGTAGTTCAATTACAGTATTTGTTTTCTCAGATAAAACATCCGCACGTCTTTCCCCTATATATACCTCTGTTTTACATCCATGTTTAGTTTCGAAAAATTCCTGTAATTCTTTATGCCATATTTGAGTATCTATATGTCTTATATATTTTGTATTATTTAGATAACATACAATAACATCATACCCATTTTTACATTTATAGTTTACGTGTTTTACAGCTTCTTCAATACTAGTTATAACACCATCTTTATCCTTAATGATTTGAAGATCACAACATACCATTTTTTTAAAAACTATAAGAGAATCTAAATTTCAATTTGAAAATAAAAAATATCTAACATACGTTTTATGGCTTCTACACCAATATACTTTTTTATAGAAAAATTCTATAAAAAAGATTTTTATCTAGCGGACTTTCTAGGCTTTCTAGGCTTTCTAGCGGACTTTCTAGGCTTTCTAGGCTTTCTAGGCTTTCTAGGCTTTCTAGCGGACTTTCTAGCGGACTTTCTAGCGGACTTTCTAGCCGACTTTCTAGGCTTTCTAGCCGACTTTCTAGGCTTTCTAGCCGACTTTCTAGAAAATGTAAATGTTCCTAAATATTTAGCTATTTCACGTTTTACATCACGTCCTGGATCTGGTAACTTAGCTTTTCTGATAACCATATATACAACCTTTATTGTATTTTTAATGGCATCTTCTAAATTAGGCAACACCGTATTATCATAAATCCGCCTAATTACATCATCTACTCTTATATCATTAGGGATGGCGTTAATTTTGTTAATAAAGCCAGGATTTTTTTCAAGATCTGTGATATCTTTTACTTCTTGAACACCAATAAAAGTAAGCAATGTAACTAAAATATCCCTTAATTTACGTGTAAGTTTTTCTTTGCGATTAAACTCCTCTACTGAAAGGTAACCATGCCTTCTTTCTATTTTTGCTAGTTCTGCTATTTCCGTTTTGAGTATGTAAGCTAAAAGATATTCTTCTAAAGATGAAAATTCTACATCAGGATTCTCTCGTCCTAGTTTGTCTATGAAAGATCTTTCATTAATTTTTAACTTTTCCCATTTATCTAATATAAGATATTTATCATATTTTGTATTTGTATCCATTATGATCTTAACTAACTCTTTAAAGAGGTTTTTATCCCTTAGATCAAGATGATCACGTTTCGAATCATCCGAATCATACGGATCATTCCAATAACTCGCATCATTCTCATCATAAGCCATTTTTATTACTCTTATTAAAATAATTTTTTACATTTTCATATCCTTTGGAAAACATATCTAATCTCATTTTAGACTTTATATCAAAGTCTACGAAATTTCTCATATCTGTATCTATGCCTATTAAATCACACTTTTCGGTCGCAAGATTATTTTTATCCTTTGTTGACTGAGCCATGGGAATCTGTAAAAGACGAAGAAAATAACTTATTATACCATCTTCAGGGTCATCTTGAAGACTTTTTTCGTTTATTTTTACAAATATTCCCAATACTTTTTTTCCGATTTCTTGCCCCTTTAAAATAGGAAAATTATCCGAAAAAGCACCATCTATATAATAATTATCCATATACTTAAACCTATCGAATATTAACGGAAGATTAGAACTCATTCGTAACGCCGTTAAACAAGGCAAATCAGGATAATTATCTGGCCCAATATATTCCGTCATACACACTGTCATATTATACGTCACACAGATAAGCGTCTTACCATATATTTCTCTTAACTTTCCCAACGTTAAAAATCTTCCAATCTTCTGTAAAGTCATCTTTTCTAAAGCTTCATGTAAAGGTGTAAAACTAGTAGCTCCATTCCCATTAATCATAGATACAAGATTAAAACTCTGCATCTTTTCTAACCAGTGATTAGTATAAAATGAAACCATTATCTCAATAGGTGTATAACCTATAGCTAAAAGATATCCTATTATACACCCAATAGAAGTTCCTACATATTTATCTATATTTTTATATAGATTATTATCTATCACAGCTTGTATGCCACCTAATAGAAAAAGTCCTTTTATTCCACCCGCTGAAAGAACCATCGTATCATACTCTTCTTCACTCATTTATAACGATTAAAACGTTTTTTTAATACGCAGTTTTTACGGAGTCCTTTACACATTCAAAACCTTCTTCAATAACAATAGACATATCAAAGATAATACAATTATTATTATAATATATACAGTCTTATCATTATTGTAAAATCTAGAACATATAGGACAATCCTGTATATGCCTAGCTATATCAATACAATTATATGTCATATGCACCTCTGGAACAGGACGAAGAGGAGGTTGAGGCGGCTGAGGAGGAGCTTGAGGTTGAGGAAAAGGAGGCTCCTGATCCATATCCATACGATTCATTCCAGACTGCGACATCATAGTATGAGAATTTCGGATATATTTCTGGTAGTCGGTAGGTCCTCCCTTCATATCTTGATTTCTCGAATCTCCAACACCTTCTAAATCTTCTAATTCGGGAAGTTCATTTAACATTGTCACATTATTTCTTTGACCATACATTTATTATAATATAGTAAATTTACATTTTTTTTACAAAAACAAAATATCTTCTTCTTTAACAGTTTTACTATTCACCACCAACTCAAACACCCCATACAAAAATGGATTCTTCTCCTTATTTACCAGACCTAACAATATCCTATTAAAATCACTTTCATCCACAACTTTAGCCATCTCTGGACTTTTTTCCTCCTCTTCCTCCTTTTTAGCTATTTTCTTAGGCTTAAAAACCACCTTTGTACCACTTTTCACCAACTCCCTATACTTTTCCGTCTTCTTAAACGCCTTAAACTCATCATACACACCAGATATCGTTATTTTAATCTTATCCTTCGTATCCGTTATTTTATATTCTCGAACAGCCTCTACATCTGTATAAATAATCTTCTTTCTCGGCAAATCCAACTCTACTTCATTTAACACATAAGGCTCTCCTTTCTTTTCCCAACTCAAAATAGCTATAACATTTCTTTCACTCTCTCCAAACGCATGTTGCATCGACGCCCCACAATAATACACATTTTTCCCTATCTGCTGTCTACTATGTATATGACCAGACACAATATAGGGATAATTTTCAGGCCATTTATCACCTTCTACAGATACAATAGCACCCATTTTACACCCATAGAACTCCTGGTGGGCAAAAATACAATCGGCCTTTTTCCAATCCTGCCCAGTGCTATTTAAAGCCTCTTGAAACCTACCCGGTGGAACATAGGGAAGAAAAAAGAATTCCATACCATCCATAAGGGAATAAACAACTTTATCAACAATTTCCACATCTTTCCAATGTTTTAAACCATTCATCCAATGATTATTATTAAGATACACACTATTATTTATCATATCATGATTTCCAACAAGAACAAAGGTCTTGGCTATATTACGCATTCGCTCAATGAATTCATAAGCTTTGTTTAAAGGTATTGTGTGTATACGCTCATGGGTATGTAAAAGATCGCCTAAAATCACAATAAATTCGGGACTTTCCTTTTTAGCCAACTCTTCTATCTTATCCATAAACATAGTTACCTCTGAAATATTATCAGTTTGAAAATGCGGATCACCTATTACAATAGCTTTCATTTATTTTTATATAAATGAAAGTGATATATTTTTTCAATTTGTTAAGTTCTCAGGTTCCACACCAGCTAATCCAATAACTAAAGGACTATTTACCGCCGATGTAGGACGACTAGTCACCCGTCGAGGCATAACTTCCTGCTTTTTAGCTTGTTCAATCTTAAAACGCCGAATCATATGATTCAGATTTGTAGCCGATTGCTTATTCAAATGCTGAATCACACACTCCAGAGAAATACGATTAGTCTCCCGATTAGAAAGATGCCAAGAATGACACTCTTTAATCACCTGATACTCCTCCACAGGAACCGTCACATAACGCTTCTTAATAAACCTCTGCACATACGCCCTATAAATACAACGCGCAATATCATACAGCGTATTCTCGTAATCATTAAACGTATCTCTTAACTCCGGATAGAGACTGTATAACATCTCCGTCATCTTCCTATTCATACGAACTTGAAGATACCGAAACTTAATACTAGGCTCATTTCCACGCGTTTGAAACATCTCTAAATAATCATTATGGAGAATCTTAATCTGTCGACAATCCGGACCAAAACAGATAATACCTTGCACCCTCTTCGGATCGATATTCGTTTCAATATAGTTTGACACTTCTTCAAACGTCTTAAACTCGTGAGGCTCTGGACTGTGAAGACTTGTCTTTTCCGTCAGAGAAAGTTCTCCGTTAACAAACGTACCTACATGTAAAATTAACGACTCTTCACCGGTAGGAACATCACATACAATACGATTATCCGAAAAATTACGAAGAAGAAACATATACTGTTTAGTCTTATCTAAACTATTCTGAAACCGAATCAAAATATTATCTCCCTCTCCTAGAGAGGACGAAAACTCAGGATTAATCTCCGCTTCATTTTCTAAGGCTTTCTTAAATAAAGTTCCAAAAGAATCACGCGAAGCCCATTTGCTACGGAAAGCATTAAGCTTGCGATGAGTAGAAAGAAACCATCGTCCAGAAAAGTAGAATAAACGAAGTAGAGCACCTTCATAAGCAGTATAAAATCGCCATTGGTTGAAATTACTTAAGATATTAGGGAGTCTTTCATCCTTATAAGAATATTCATCGGTATAGGAAAACGCCTTCATAACAAGCTCACCGTTGTGGAAAACAAGCCCGCGAGATTGCTTGATAAAGGTACTTTCATCATTATTACAAGTATTATAACAATATAATTCTAGTCCAGTTTCCTCATCAGAATCAACTAGACGAATCTTGCTTTCCGCTGTTACACGAGAAAACAAATTTTCTTCAGTGCCAGAAATTTCTGGCGTAGAATTCACAATATGCGTTTCCATTTTATTACAGAATTAAAATGTTTAAATAGAATTCATTTTTATTTTTTCATAATAAAAATGAGTACACTGTCAGATATAATCACGTCTGTTTTAACAGCAATTGGAAAAGATGATGACACATATATAGATGATCCGGAAATAAACAAAGAAATACAAGAGAAACTACAAAAAGAGGTACAAAAAGAACTACAAAAAATATTAGTTCCTATATTAATCGACTCGTTAAATATGGAAAAGGAAGGCGATTCCTATATTGGTAATCAAGCACAACTTTCAAAAGAAGTCAATAAACAATTAAGCCCAATATTAATGAATATACTAAAAATAAATATACAAACATTCAAACAGTACTTAGAAAAAACACACTATTATACCGAAGAACAAAAGATGCTAACAGACTTATTTTCAGAAAAAGCAACACAATTTAAAAATAGAATCGGTTTTGACACATTTAGAAAGAGTCGAGGTGCTGGAAAGATAGGTACAGATGTAACAGAACTAGTAAAACGCATGGTCATGAAGGCGAGTTTTAAGCGCAAGTCTCACAAGAGTAAGCGCAAGTCTAAGCGTCGTTCACGCAAGAGTAATCGAAGGTCTCGTTAATTTTGCGATTGTAAGCATATCAATTCCATGTGTTTCTAAAACAGCTGGTATACCATATGTTTTACATTTATCCAAAAGATAAGAAAGTGATTCTACACTTTCACCCCAAATATGTCCTTTCCCAATAAGTTCATGTCTATCTTTCCGACTTCCTTGAACAGTTTGACTATCGTTTAAGTGAAGAAGTGTAAAACGATCTAACCCTATAATACAGTCAAAATCAGAAAACATTCTATCCACATCACTAATCTTACCCAAATCATACTCTCCATACGCAAATATATGACAAGTATCTACGCAAACTCCTATATTCCCCTTTTTAGACTCGTGAACACCATCTATAATAGTTTTTATCTCCCCAAAAGTTGTCGCTAAACTAACTCCTTGTCCCGCAGAATTTTCCAATATAAGTTTAGAGTCACTACTGAAATGTATTTTATTTATACTTTTAGAAATAGTAGATAAACCTACATTCCTATCTTTAAAGTTACCAGGGTGAATTACAACTCCATTTCGCAAAGAATTAAAGTTGCTTAACACCGATAATTCATATTCTAAGGAACGTAGAACATGTGATGTTTTCGCATCTTGCTTATCATCTCCATTCCAAGCTAAAGAATCGATAGAACCGGCTAAGTTAGAAATGTAAGGAAAATGAGTAAAGACATGAAGCGGATATTTACTTAAAATTTTTTTAGACTCAGAAATATCTTCCTCTGTAATTTTTGCACGATTAAATCCATGTGGATTACCCATAAAAAATTGCGTTGCATACATACCGTAATTTACACTAGTCCATAAAGTATCACATATTTTTCCAGAAAAACCTGTATGCGCACCCACATCCCAATTTACATCGTAAATCCTATCCATTTTTTTATAATGTAAAAAATACATTATAAAATCAATTTAGGACAATATTCCAATCATCTTGCTGTGCCTCTTTAACTATCTCTTTTAATTCCTTTCGTAACTCCGTACGTAACTCCGCACGTAACTCCGCACGTAACTCTGCACGCAACTGTTCCCGTAACTCTTCGCGTATCTCTGTACGTAATTTTTCGCCGAGTTCTTCACGTAGTTCGTTCTTTAGACGCATATTATAAGCCATTGCTGTAACAGAAAGGCCAGTAAATCCTAGAGGAAATAATATATTTTCTCTTTTCTTATCCATCGGCGACTTATTATAATACTATATTATAAAAAATAAAAAAATAACTTACAATGGTCGCATAAAAGTAGCTATCGAAATCCTACCTCCCCTTACATTTTCCTCTCGAGAAACACCATGAATCGAAGACCCAAACAATATAGAATCTCCATTTTCCATTCTAAACTCCTTTTTACCTACAGAAAGTGTACGTGTTTGACCAAGTGATATCACCAGCTGATGAGTCCCTTTGTGGCTGTGATTTGGAGTGTACATATTTCCATCCTTATAGTAGTTAATATATATTCCAAAGATTGCATAATTTGGAATTTCACGAACCTTTGAGATCTCCCTTAAAATTGCAGAAATCAAAGCTACCAGTTCTTCCCCTAAAGCACTCTCTAAACTCACAGAGTATGCCAACCTAGTAAAGCCATTTCTTGAAGCTATCCCAGACTGCCAAGGAAGTTTCTCTAGTTTTCTATAATACTCACTCGCCACATCAGAAGTCAGGGATTGTTTCATAATTACTGTCTTGCACAACTTGCGTGACATTTTTGAAAATATAATAGAGATTATTATATTTTTTCAATTTATAAGTTCACTATTCTGTTCATACCTATACAACATTCTAGTTATATTAGGAGACTTTGACACTCGTAATCCAACTACTATATTAGCCCCTTTCTGAACCAAAAGTTCAGCTAACGCACTATTGTTATTCTGACAGGCCACTTTTAGAGAACTATCTAAATCTGTCGCCCCTTTAGAAATAAGATATCTAGCTATATCTACCTGCCCTTGTTTTACAGATTCAATTAAGCCTTCGTTTAAATTTACATCAAAAGACTCTGCTAATGCCTTTACCTTTTCTAAATTTCCTAAACGACAAGATGGCAAAAAATCCTCTTCATATAGTTTAGGCTTTCTTTTACAATTAGAAGAAATTATATCTATAATTGGAACGACTAATGTATTCCATAGAAAGTTTATGTTTTGCTGAGTAACAGATAACATTTATTTTAAAAAGAATGTAAGTCTTTTTAAAATAAAATTATTACCAATTCCAAGGTATATCTGAATCTGGTCTAAACGCTCCTTTTTCGTGTAATATAATAGGAGGGTCAAATGAATATGCTTTTATTTTATTTTTTCTAATTTGTTTTATCACCATCTGATCAATATGATTGTTAACTTTATTTTTAAACAACTCTAATGTTTTTTTAGCGCCTTTTAATGAATAACAGTAAGCCCAAGTTCCCCCTGGACTCATAGGTATCGAAATATACTTTCCCCATTTAGAACGATCCATATCATCTTCGTAAAGTGGAACACGAAGATCATCTGGATGTTTAACATACCAGTCATACTCATCTTTATCGACTATCGAAAGAGACGTCACGTATGGCTCATTCTTTGTTTTTTCCGTAGAAATACCTTTAATACCACACTTACTACCGCAACCTAAATAAAGAAGATCCCAATCTGCATCTCCAAGTTCATTTATACCTTTCTCAAAAGTCTGAAGAATTTTTGGATCAAATACTACATCATCTTCACAAATCAACACACGTTTCCACTTATTTTTTACCTGTTTTTTCAGTATTTCAAGAGTTCCAATTACAAGTGAAGCAGTTGGTGGCTTGACATTTTTAGAAATCTTTACGTCATACTTTTTCTCCATTTCACGCTTCTTTTGCGCGCATTCTCCTTTCTTACAACGCCCATCTACTGCATTAAATCGTTCATATTTCACCCCTTTGTTTCTAAACTGATCTGTCACTTTTCTAAATCGTTCCACCTTATCATGTAAATTTATTATAAATATACGCGAAAAATATTTATTTATAGCTAACGACTTGTCTCCAGAAAATCTTGTATCTAAACTACTCTTTGATCGACCTCTCGAACTCTTGCGCGATGCATTGCGCGAACGTCTGCGTGAGCCCTTGCGCGATCCCTTGCGTGAGCCCTTGCGCGATCCCTTACGCAATGCATTGCGCGAACGTCTGCGTGAGCCCTTGCGCGATCCCTTACGCAATGCATTGCGCGAACGTCTGCGTGAGCCCTTGCGTGAGCCCTTGCGCGATCCCTTGCGTGAGCCCTTGCGCGAACGTCTGCGTGAGCCCTTGCGCGATCCCTTGCGTGAGCCCTTGCGCGATCCCTTGCGTGAGCCCTTGCGGCCATGATTAGAACTTTCTAATAAAGATACTAAATCAACTTTCTTAAGTCTAGAATAACCAGATAGACCTTTTTGTTTAGCTTTTCTCTTTAGTTCTACTAATTTTAGTTTATCCATTTATTAAATGAATAAATTAATGATATACAGTTAATTCAATGTCCACATTATTCCTAATCATTTGTTCTTCAAACTCAAGTAAGAATTTCACATATACTTCCCACACACTATTGGAAAAATTACATCCAAGCTTGTAAGGAACATGAATGTAGACCTTTTCTGTGAAAAACTCAAAATAATCTAACATCGCCTCTAAACATTCTTTAAAGTATTTTTGTTTAGATGAATCTGTATCATCTTTCTCATACTCTGAAAACATATTAACAATATCAGGTCCATTTTCTTCTCCCAAAATAAAGACAGTTCCGGGTTTTGAGCGAGTTCCAAGAGAGGCTACATTACCTTCCTTCTTACGAAGAGAATAGGGAGATGACGATGGAAACTTTTCGTAAAGAGTAGCAGAAAACCCAGAGGGAGCTAGACTAATACAGTCGCAAATCTGAAAGATATAACCATTTTTAACATCTAGAATGTTTCCTTTGATATGCTTCATTTTAGAAATAAATAAAATAAGAAAATAAAAAATCAATTTATATAAATGGTAGAAAAAGAAAGACAAGAAAAGGAAGAAATAAAAGAATCTTTCTGCGGAGCTTGCGTTGCCGGTGTAGCAGCCTTAGCAGGAATTGGAACAGCAGGAAGTTCTAAAGGCACAAAAAATAAAGAAAAGAAAAAACTTTTATTCTGGATAGGTGTCGGCGTTACAATCGTATCTATTCTAATCTTATTATACCTTATCTTTGTGAAAAAATGCAACGAATGCTTGTAACCAATATTATTTATGTTTTTACATTTTACATAAATAATTTCTTACCTAGACTTTCTAGATTTTCTAGGGGACTTTCTAGATTTTCTAGGGGACTTTCTAGATTTTCTAGACTTTCTAGGTTTTCCAGGTGACTTTCTAGATTTTCTAGGGGATTTTTTAGAGGACTTTTTAGGGGACTTTCCAGGGGACTTTCCAGGGGACTTTCCAGGGGACTTTCTAACCTTTCTAGGGGACTTAAACTTGTAACGATTACGTTTAGAAGGAGGTTCGTCAGGTTCGCTAGGTTCTTGTAACCAAGACAGTATTAAATGTTTTAATTCATCTGGTATCTTGTTTTTATTATTAAATACTTCTAAAAGATAGGCATTCCAACCATCTATAATATTATTTATATGGTTTACTATTTTAGCGTAAAGATCGTTAATCTTACTAATACCTATATATGGATGAGTTCTTAATTGTTTGTAAATATTAGCCATAATAGGATTCTGAATATATGTTTTTATTTTTTCACAGTAGTTTTGTTCGCATAAAAATCTTATAATCTTATCGATATGGGTAGATTTGAGTGTATTAACAAGCTCTTTATTTTCAGATAAATTTTCATTTATATGTGTATCTTGATAAGTCAATAAGTTTACTATAGTTTCTGCTATTATTGTTTCTATTAATATTTCATAGTTCTTTATCAACTTAACTTTAGCGATATTAGTTGATTTATCTTCGTATTCATAATTATATAAAAAATCTTTTGCAAGCTCATTATCATTATAACCTAGGTAAACTGGTTTCTTAAACTCGTCCGCTTCATATTCTTCATCATACATTTATCTTTAAAAATTATTTATGTAAAATAATTTTATCTTCTTTTTACTTCTTCTCTTCTCCATACAAACGCTGGTACTCAGCTTCTACCGCTGGTAAGTGAAGATCTTCCACCATATACTTAATAAAGTTATTTCCAGCATCAATCTTATCCGTAGATAACCCAGCCTGACGCCTAGCATCCATATACTTATTGAAATAAAGATCCTTAAGCTCTGGATGAGTTCGGTCAAGTTCCTCTAGTTCATAACGTGTCTTAGCAATTACACCAGCCATTTGCTTCATCTTCTTTTCCGTCTCAGAGTAAGTCCACGTTAATTGCGCCTTCTTAACACGCAAGGTAGTATAGTGATCATCACGATTTTCTTCAGTCTTCTTTACATCTTCAAGAAGCTCCTTTTCACGATTCTTAATTTCCTCAATATCCTTCTGTTCCTTTTCGCGCTTTTTACGAATATCATCACTCATCGCACTAGCCATCTCCTTCTGAAGATCGACTTGGTTAACTTCCTTAGAATACTCAGAAGATTGAGTCAACGGAAAAGGTCGACCTACATAAGTATGATAAATCTGATGATACGAATCTACATTACGAATAAGTCGCTCCGCCTGTTCATTGGCTTCTTGCTCAGACGCAAAATTTCCTCGCAACTTTGCAAACCCATAAACTCCCTTTTCATTCGGAGTAGCTCCCTTTGCCGGAACAAAAGAAATAAGACCCACCTTCTGTAGTTCTACCGGAGGATCGGCATATCGTCGCTCAACCTGAGGAAATCTTTCCACATAACTAGACACATTCAACTCTTTCATAGCATCTGAAACCTGCACATCAGTTAAAGGAGCTACATTCTGGTCTAAACGAAATTCAGACGTCGTATTTCTATCACTAGGACTCGTAAGAGTACTTTCTTTACGGGATGACATTTTATCATTTTTACCAGGTCTTTAAAATAATTATATTAAAATTGAAATTATTATAATATAACAAACCAAAAAATAAAATGGATAAATACTTCTTAAAAATTCAAAAAATGAACACCCAAGAATACTCAGATTTTTTACAAAAAGAAGACCTAACACATTTACACTCTTTCAAACTCTATCTCGACGACATCTATTACAACACCGGCGACTCTTCCATCGAAGACAAAAAATACGACATTCTTAAAGACACTCTGAAAAAAAGAGATAAATCATACATCCCCCCCGTAGGCGCCAAACTCAGAGAAGGAGAAAATCGCACTAAATTACCATTCTGGCTTGGAAGCGCCGATAAAATAACTTCGGAAAAACCTGAACTTCTCTCTAGATGGAAAAAGAAACACCCTTCCCAAACCTATGTCATAAGCGAAAAATTAGACGGAGTTTCCCTATTACTTTTCCTAAAAGACAAAAAACTAAATCTTTACACTCGCGGAGACGGTAATATCGGCGCCGATATTTCCTACCTCTCAAAATATTTAAATCTCCCAAAAATCAAAGAAGATATAACTGTAAGAGGAGAACTAATCATACAAAAAGAAACCTTTCTAGAAAAATACAAAGAAACCTATAAAAACCCCAGAAATATGGTATCTGGACTTATCGCAGGAAAAACAGCAAGACAAGGCCTCGAAGATATTCACTTTGTCACGTACGAAATCGTCGGAGACTCTACCATGCCCAAACCAGAAAAACAACTATCCACACTAGCTACCCTAGGGTTTGAAGTAGCTAAACACAAAATAACAGATTATCTAGATTTAGAACTACTTTCAGAAACTCTTACACACTTCAAGAAAACCTCTAAATATGAATTAGATGGACTTATCGTACAGTCTAACGAACCATACGACCGTAACACATCCGGCAATCCAGACTATATGTTCGCTTTTAAAATGACAACAGAAGACTCAGTCCACCAAACTACCGTAAAACAAGTCGAATGGAACATCACCAAATGGGGACAACTAAAACCTGTCGTCTTAATAGAACCCGTTGACCTATCTGGTGTCACCATAAACAGAGTCACCGCTCACAACGCTAAATACGTAGAAGAAAATAATATCGGACCCAACTCAGTTATACGTGTTACAAGAAGTAACGAAGTTATCCCCTACATTGTAGAAGTCGTCAAAGGTTCTACCCCTCAAATGCCAGACGTAGAATACAAATGGGATGACACACATGTAAATATAGTCGCCGTAAAGTACGATAACATGGTTTGTGTAAAGCTTATTTCTAGTTTCTTTTCCCATATGGGAATAAAACATGTTTCCGAAGCAACAGTAAAGAAGATGTACGACAACGGATTAGATACCCTCGTAAAAATCATATCTGCAAGTAAAGAAAGACTGTTAAAAGTTCCAGAATTTCAAGAAAAATCTGCAGATAGAATTTACACTAATATACGAAACGGCTTGCAAAATGTCAAGATAGCCTCCGTTCTAGGAGCATCCGGAGTTCTAGGCTTTGGCATAGGAAGCAAAAGAATGGATGCTCTTTTCCTAGATATTCCAGATCTTCTCACCGTTTATAAAACTAAAAGCCAAAAAGAGATTAGTGATATGATTACAAAAGTAGAAGGATTTTCCCATATCATGGCAGATAAGATTTCTAAAAATCTGAAATACGCCGATCTGTTAACAAAGAAGCTATCTCCTTACGTTTCGTTCAAAAAAGAAACACGCGTATCCGAAGGATTAAAAGGCCAGAAATTTGTAGTGAGTGGGTTTCGGGATAAAAAGTTAGAAGAAGATATTACACAAAGGGGTGGAAAATTAGTAGGAACAGTTTCTAAAAATACAACAGCTTTAATAGTCCAAAGTAAAGAAGGAAAGGCGACAGGAAAGTCTGAAAAAGCACTGGAACTAGGAGTTCCTATCTATGAAAAAGAAGAATTTGTAGAACAATATATTGTTTAGTATAAATGGAATTTTGCGTAGATTGTTGTTTATCTAGCTGCAAAGAACATATTGTTTACTGTTTCCAAACTTGTAAAAAAAATTATGGAGATAATTTAGAAAAACATAAACGTTGCAATTCTCAGTGTAGTGAACTATCCGATGCCTGCCAGAGTAATTGCACCGAAATACCATCCGATTCTCTATATTATATGCATAACTGTATAAACGAAAATGGGTGTGGAGATTATCCATTATTTCGAAAAGATTGTTTAGAACAGAAAAAAGAGGATATATTTTCTTGCTATTCGGATTTTTGTAGCCCGTTAAACAAGCAAAAGTGTATAGAAAATGCAGATATTTTATACAGGCAATTAACAACATCACCTTTAAAGGATATAGATAAAGAATATGAAATAAAGGGAAACAATCTTAGTAAGAAAGAAAGAGGAGGAAATATATTTATTTTCCTATTATTCTTAATTTTAGTGTTACTTGCTATAAAAATGATTTTTTTCCGTTAATTTTATATGATAATACGAAATGTCTCGTATTACCATTATAAGAAAAATCTGTTTAGAGCCTCGCTATCTGGATGAAAATCTACAGGAGCATCTTAAGCAGAAAATTCACAACGATGTTTTAAATCAGTGTGATCAGACGTATGGCTATATTACAAAAATATACGATAATATAGAAATCGTAGAAAATATAATTTCTCAAGCTGGACCTGGTATTTTTTTCAAAGTTAAGTTTACAGCTAAAGCGTTAAGACCAGAAGTAGATTCTGTGTATGAAGGGAAAATTTGCATGGTCTTTGCACAAGGAATTTTCGTCGAAATCATGGGGAAAATGAAGGTGTTAATTCCTGCAGATAAGATGGGAAATTTCAAGTATAACAAGAGTACATCTAGTTTTAAAAATGGAACGAAAACCCTTACACAAGGAGATAAAGTAGATGTGGCGATAACGTTGATAAAATACGAAAAACATAATTTTAACTGTATAGGAAACTTAAAGACGTCAGAAAAATAATAAAATGTCTTCTGAAATAGAGATTCTTATACAGTTAAAGACTCAAATGGTTAGTTTTTTAGATGAATTAATAGAAACATTTCCAAATGAACCAGACTTTGTTATTTTTCGAATTTTCGTCAACGATAGATTACCTATCGAAGATATAATGAAGTATATTGTAAATAATTTATGTCCAATGGGAGATATGGTGAAGGCTAGAAATGAAGATTTTTTTCTTAAGAATAATATTCTTTTTGACCAGTTAGATGAAACTGATTCATCGAAGGTAAATCATTTCAAAAATCTTTGGACGTCTAAGCGAGTTGATAAGGAAGATAAGGAAGTTATATGGCGATGGTTTCAGTCGTTTATTTTTCTTGGAAACAAGTACGCTGAAATAAAAAATCTTAATAAATAAACGATGATACATCTTTATAATAAGTGTAAGTATTATCTAGACTATTTTCCACTCATCTTAATAACTTTATTTTTCCTAACTGAAACAGAGATAGAAAAACATGCTTTACACACATCTTATCAAATATCTATCACTATAATAACTTTAACAATATTTTACATAGTGACTTTTCGCCTCAAAAATAATAAATTAGCTTTCTTTCTAGCTTTATTTACCTGGGTTATTCTTATCATTGTCAAGAAAAAATATATAAACTAACTTCTTATAAATTTTTTTATAAGAATATATAAATGAGTGATGACGATGATAATATAAGACCAAGAATTCCTAAACGACGACGTACAAGAAGAGAACTTGGTTATGGTTCAATGGAAAATCCGGACGATCTGCAATATCTAGAAGATATGGAAGAAGAAGAAGAAAGTTCTGAAAATGAAGATGAAATGAACTTTAAGCGCCATTCTCGCAAAAGCATAAAGAAGAATAAGCATAAGTCTCGCACGAGTAAGCGTAAGCCACGTAAAAGTAAGCGCAAGTCACGTAAAGTAAAGAAGAGTAAGCGTAAGTCTCCTAAACAGAGTAAGCGTAAGCCACGTAAGAGTAAGCGTAAGCCACGTAAGAGTAAGCGTAAGCCACGTAAGAGTAAGCGTAAGCCACGTAAGAGTAAGCGTAAGCCACGTAAGAGTAAGCGCAAGTCTCCTAAGAAGAGTAAGCGTCGTTCTCGGAAATTATAAAATAAAGTATATAATACTTTATTATAATAAATGGAGGATGAAACATATATAATTGTTAAAACAGAAGAATTTAACAGAAAATTTCTCTATGATTTAGCAGACTTAACTATAGTTCAAAATGAATACCTAAACTCTATAAAAAAATTCGATTCAGAAGGAAGACTTTTAAATATAGGTTACGGAAGACAACCTTCTAGAAATGTAAAATTTGTAGGAAGTTATACCGAAAAAAATATCGGCAACTACATCACCGACATCGACGTAAATATAATAGTCTCCTTAAATGACCACTTTTTTGACCGTTTAAAAAATATACTAGAAAACATAGATAAAACTCCCTTCATATTTACAAACTTCTATTATGGCTACATACAAGGCCTAGAACCAGCTTGGTCAATCGGAGAAAAAGGTGAATGCGATTTTAACCTAGAAAAAGTAAATAAATGGTTCGAAAACACAAAAAATTATCCAGAAATCTACGAAAAGGTTAAACCATACCTATCCAAAAATACAATCTCAATGATGGACATTTTAACATTAGATAAAATATTAGAACCATATATATCATTAAACTGGACAAAAGACGAAATTATACAAGGCTACAAAATGTATAAAGGCGTGCGATATGACTTTCGGAAAATATTCACAGAATCTAAAAAATACAAAGTACTAGAATTTATGTACAAATACAAAAATATTTATTGTTCAGTTGACCTGAAAATAATACCTAAAGACTCTGTCGTTTTTAACGAAAGTTACAGAGTCTACTATTATAATGAAAATAAATACGAACTTTACAAATCTCTAAAAAGAAAAATAAGAAACGATAAAATACCTGAATATCTGGAAGAAAGAAAAAAAGCCATCGGACACATCACACCCCTACTCTTTTTCATAGAATACGCCAACAAAATAAAAAAATACAACTTAATCCCTCAGGAAAAGTTAACAACATTTATCCGAACATACGCCGATAATCACAAAATAGCCACCATAGATTACGATAAACTAAAACGAATTCTAAGGGAAAAAATCACACCTCTCTACGAAAAATACAAACAATTTATTAAAGATGAATACAAAGAAGATAATTTTGTTTTAGAAATCAGAACTCTTCAACTTAACGAACAGGTTCCCAAATCTTTAATAGAAAAACGCCAAAAAGCTGGCTATGACTGTACTTTATTTCCCATGAATGCAGAACATATAAAATTTATCTATAGAAAAGCTAGAGATACCCTTATAGACCCTTATAAACTGTACGACTGTATAATCAAAAGCTCCCATAATACAAAGTTCTTACTACCTTGGCTAATAACTAATATTTTTGTAAAGAAAAACTACAACATCCGCAAAGAACAGAACACTTACAGTCTTTATCTAGACGATAAAAAAATCGAAAGTTCTACTGAACTAAAACCTCTGCAACTAACTTGTTTAATAGGGAAAAAAGAAACAGAAAAATCAGATACTTGGTATGTGCAATGGAGTAAACCTTTTGCAAAGTTTGTGGAAGAAAGAAGAGGAGAGCGAGATGTAATATCCTTAATTTACGAAAAAGGTAATGCTGTGATGAAAAAGACACCACAAGTAGGAGATAAAGCGTTGGTATTGTCAGAAAAAAATATTATATACAAAGGTATTGTTATATCAGAACATGATCGTGGGTATGGATTACGTTTAACGAAAGTAGAACCTGTTTATGTTGGAAAATGGTTTCGCAGAAATTGGAATTTGCAAAATGAAAAATAAAGTATAAAATTACTTTATTTTTAAATAATGTCAATTGATATACATGATATATCTTGTATAGATTTTGGAATCTATACAGCGGATGAAATACGTCAAATGGCTGTATGTAAGATAGATAGTACTAAGTTAACAGGGCCAGGTACTGTATATGATGAAAGAATGGGGTGTAGTACAGATACAGATAAGCCATGTGTTACGTGTGGTTTGAAAAAAGAATGTTGGGGACATTTTGGATATATAGATTTAGTTCAGCCTGTTTTACATCCAATGTTTTACAAGATGATTTCGACGTTTCTAAAGTGTTTTTGTAAGCAGTGTCATCGTCTTCTTCTTCTTAAAGATCAGATTGAACTGGCTGGATTTTCTAAAATGAAGAATGAACGTCGTTTTAATAAGATGTTGGAAAAGTTAGATAAGATTGATATGTGTTCGCAGTGTTTTTCACCGCAGCCTAAAATTACTTACAAGTCAAAAGATATGACAATTAATATGGAATATAAACAGCGTAAAGGAGATGGTAAGATATCGATTGTGATGGAAGTAGATGATATTAAGAAAATCTTTGATAATATATCTGATGAAGATGTAGAAATGTTGGGATTAAATCCATCGAGAACTCATCCAAAAAACTTAATCCTTACCGTTCTACCGGTGATTCCACCGTGTTCACGTCCGTATGTTTTAGCTGATGGAAATATATGTGATGATGACTTGACTTATCAGTTGATAGAAATTGTTAAGATTAATAACCAGTTGGATACAAATGATAGCCAAAAACGACAGAAACTTATACAATCACTACGCTTCCGAATCTCGACAATGTTCAATAATTCAAAGGGTAAAGCGAAACAGCCTACAGATAGCAGGCCTCTAAAAGGTCTCAAGGAACGTTTAGCTGGAAAGAAAGGACGTATTAGGGATAATTTAATGGGTGATGAAACAGGTAGGGTCTGTTTCTCTCTGTGTTAACAGAGATCGCTCATAACAGGTAGGCGCCATTAATGTTGGGGATACACATTAATGGGAAAACGTTGTAAGTTCCCCCTCGAAAGAGTATATAACTACCTAGTCCAAAATATTGGGCAACATCTTCAAATTGCGGGAATATCTCTTTCTTGTTCTACGATCAGTATATAGTGATATACACTGAAACCCCGTTGAAAGACGGTGGGCTATGTTTGAAAAAAAATGAAAAATCTCTCTAATTGCAATATTTGAAAAAATGGATAAATATGGAATCATATACAGAATTATTAACAAAACCAACGGAAAATCATATATTGGAAAAACAAAATCTCATTACGGTGAAAAATATTTCGGTGTTGAAGGGAGATTAAAACAACATTTAACAAACGCATTTACACCTTCTAAGAATAACGACTGTCCGTTATTTTATAGAGCTATAAGAAAATATGGTAAAAATGTATTTCAGATTGAAATTCTAGTTATATGCGATTTAACAGAAGTAGATAAATTTGAGATTTCAATGATAGAATTATATATGACAATTAACGATAAGTTTGGTTATAATATTGCTTTAGGTGGAAGAGGACGTAGTGTAGTTGAAATTTCAGAAGAAATTCGCGAAAAAATTTCCAAGTCTCAAACAGATAGCCAACTAAATATAAAAGAACTTATAAAAGATGGAAAAGTTGTTGGATATCGTGTTCGTAGAAGACAAAATGGCATTGTATACGGGAAGAATTTTGGTTCTTCTTTATATACAGTAGATGAAAATTTTAAACAAGCCAATGAATACTTGGAAAAAATAAAATTAAGAATATATGAAAATTACAAACCAGAACTACCTAAAGGAATATATTATTTTGGAAATGGATATAGAGTAAATGTGTTAATAAATGGTCATAAATACGATAAAACTTTTTCTAGCAAAAAAGTATCAATGGAAAAAAAATTTAAGTATGCGGAAGAATGGCTTGATAATATCCGAAAAAACACACCGATAAACTCTAAATATGATGAAAATAAACAAGATGAAAATATGAAGAATATTACGTTGGTTAAAAATAAAAAAAGTGAAATAATTGGATACTGTGTAAAGATTATATACAATGGAAAAAGATATAAAAAAAGTTTTCAAAGTTCTAAAATAACAATGCATGAAAAGCATAAAATGGCTATTTCATGGAGAGATTTAATATTTCAAACATTACGTAAAAACGAACAAGAAAATCTCTGAAAAGAGATAGAGACAATCCGCATCCAAGCTTCTCAACCGAGAAGAAGGTTCAGAGACTAGATGGAGATGGGTGAGTTATGATAGGCAAACACCTTGAACTTGCTTAAGGTATAGTCCTTTCTGGAGTAATCTAGATTTGTAGGTATCGCCCTTGACCTAAACCAAAAGTACTATGGCATGGTCAAAGATACCGATCCGAAGAGAGTTAACTTTTCAGCTAGAACGGTGATTGGAGCGGATCCAACGTTGAAGTTAGGGCAGGTAGGAATTCCGTATGAGGTAGCTCAGATACATACAAAGCCAGAAACGGTGACAGAGTTTAATATAAAGTGGTTGACAGAGTTGGTGAATTCTGGAAAAGCGAATTTTCTTACAACGATGCGAAGGCGACGAGATGAAGAAGGTAATGAAATTGGGCCGGAAGTAAAGATTCGAAACAATTTACAGTATGGATTATACAAAAAAGGAACAGAATTATTATATGGAGACTTGATAGTCAGAGGAGACTTGAAATTCAAAACTGATAAGAAAGGAAATATAATAATTCCAGAAGATACAGGAAAAACAAAGATAATCACAGTGAAAACAGGAAAAGAAAAATTAGAAACTGGTGATAGACTAATTAGAAATGGAAAATTTATCGAAGTAAAATATCCTTCAAAAAAGAATATTACTCTAAAAATCGGAGATATAGTTGAACGACAGCTTCAAAAGCATGATATAGTCTTGTTTAATAGACAGCCGGGGAAAATAAAATTGATTTCCAATTAAAAGAATAAATCTTTCCAAAAAATGCAAAAGTGTAATTGTAAAAAAGAGTATCCAAACACTCTAAAAGGTTGCGAAATATGTACTACAGATGAACAAAATCCCGAACAAAATAAAATATGCGTAAGATGCAAAATACTTAAACCTCTAGGAAACTTTCCTTTACGAAAGAAAATTCCTACAAAACAATGTTCAAGTTGTTTAGAAACAATGAAAAAATATAGAGAACAGAAAAAGACCAAAGATTCACAAAAAAAGATTCAAGATGACGAAAAAATATGTAAACAATGCAATAAAGTCAAGCATATTGATAACTTTAAAAACAGAAGTACAGGTGGAAAAACCGCTAAATGCATTGACTGTATAAACTATATGAATGCTTACCTAGATAAGCACAAATGCGTACATGGAAAGAAAAATAAAAGCGCATGTAAAGAATGTGGAGGTGCTAGTATTTGTCCACATGGTCGTTCAAAAACGTATTGCAAAGAATGTAAAGGTGGAAGTCTTTGTATACACAAGAAACGAAAAGACCGATGTGCTGATTGCATAGAATTATACGGACGTCATCAATATTGTGAACATAAATGTATGAAAACAACTTGCATTGAATGCGAAGGAGGGAGTATATGCGAACATGGAAAACGTAGAACAAGATGTATTGATTGTGAAGGAGGAACTGTATGTGAACATAAGATATTAAGAAATACATGCAGATATTGTGATTTTATTGGATTTTTGACAAGTCGAGTAAGATCTAGAGTTTGTTCCGCAATAAAATCCAAATCGAAAAGAACAATAGAATATCTTCTTTGTGATATAGAAACATACAAAAAATATCTCGAAGACCAGTTTGTGTCTGGGATGACTTGGGAAAATTATGGTAAAGTTTGGGATATAGATCATATAGTACCTATAAAATATCAGAATCCAACTATAGAAGAAGTGATTAAGAGACTTCATTATACGAACACGCAACCTCTTTGGAAAGAAATGAATATGAAAAAAGGAAATCGTTTTATATATAAGTTGGCTGCAACAGGTGGCTGCCCTCAAGAAGAGGGGGAAACAGTGCTACCACCTAGTCCAATCTAGTGGGTTGGGCGACACACCTCATTAGCGGGAATCCCCTAAAGCTCAGACTACCAAGCCTGTATAGAAATGTATAGGTGGCCGGGGTAATGACCTAGGGTAGTACACGTTTCGGCGTGTCAGGTAAAAACGTCTGAGATATTACGAGAGTACTAGAGCGTACAAGTACTAGTGCGTACAAGTACTAGCGTAGAATGGGCAATCCGTGAGTAAAGAGTCTAAGTCCTTATGTGATTTGGATATGATTCTCTCACAACGACTGAGTAAGATGTGCTTAAATCTTACGTGCTAGACAATTGTCTAGAAACGGGTGTGGGTCTGAGGGGTTATCACAGCCCTTGTGAAGGCTTAAGGTATAGTCTACTCCCTTCCGAAAGGTTGGGTATAAAAGAACTCAAAATTAGGGTTAAAACAGGTGGATGCTTGTATGGTTGAGTAAGATACCATACAAGAGAAACATTGTAACTTACTCTTCGATAAAACCACCTAGTCCTTGTGAAAATAAGGGCGAGATTCCTCAATTGCGGGAACTTCCTTAGAGCTTAAACTACTACTTGTACAGTTGAAAAGCTGTACAATACCTGGGGTAATGACCTAAGGCATGTATGTGTAAACATACGCAGTAAAAACGTTTAAGATTGGATAATCCGCAACGAATTCCTACACCAATGGAAAGCGCTCAACGACTGCATTGCTATACAACTCAGAAACTATATAGCAACAACGGGAATCGGTCTGAGGAGAGTCGCAACTCCAATGAAGGCTTAAGGTATAGTCTAGTCCTTGTAGGAAACTTCAAGGGTTAACTGCTACATCGTGGAAGTATGCTGGCTATGGAAGTTATTCCAATGCCACATAAAAGTTTTAGGTTTAATTTAGCTGCTACGAAAAGTTTCAACGCAGATGAACAGAAATAAAAATGTTTTTTGGCGATAAAATATTTAAACATTCAAGAAATATAAACAAATGACAAATTTAAGCGAAATTCTTGAACTAAACTATTCTTATCGAAAAGATCGGACAAAAAAAACAGATATTTCGGAAGTATATGGAATTATTTATAGAATTTATTGCATCCCAGAAGATAAATGTTATATTGGACAAACTTTTAGTCATATGATTTGTCTTGAATATTTAGACAGACATGGAATAATTTCTCGATGTAAAATACACTATAGAGCAAAAGAATACGATGAACACAAAATTAAACCTTTGTACCAAGCCTTAAATAAGTATTCTTCTGATCAATTTGAAGTGTATGAAGAAAAAAGAATATACAAAGAAGAAATTGGACGGATCAATCAAATAGAGGCTGAATATATGGAGAAATATCAATCTCTGTATCCAAATGGATATAATATAGAAGAAATCGGAAAAAAATACACCCGTCTAATGAAAAGACTTGGGGAACATTATGGTTTTGAAATAAAACGACACAATTATATTGATAAGACAAGAGAAAAAAGATGTAAAGATATATGTTTTGGTATTAGATTTGGAATAAAAAGAACAAAATATTCAAATGATCTAATCCGCGAAAAGCTCAAGTCTATCAATATAGAAAATATTCGATTAATCAAAACAAATAATGAACTTCGCATCATAGTCAAAGAAAAGGGTGCTAAAGATAATATCAGAGTTTATTTCAAAGGTTCCAAAGAAGATTGTGAAAGTTTTGCTCGACAGTTAACAAACAATGTAGAAATATCAGAGTCTTTTCAAGGGAATGACTGCTATAAATACCAGTCAAAACTTGATAAAGTTCTTGCCATTAGTGACATAACAAGAATTGCCGGAAAAATATACGATAGTGCTGTTAGTAAAAGCAAAACTTACTTGATTATTTTCTACGGCAAGAAAAACAACAAAATTCAGTCATTAGCAAGAATATCATTTGGAGGTAGAACAATAGATATTGAACAAAGTAGAAATGATGCAATAGAATTTATAGAAAGATTTAAAAAAGAAACAAAGTCTGATCCTATTTATAGTTTACAATAACGCCAAAAAAGTTATAACATCGACGTCTGCAACAGGGAGGATTAAAAGTCTGTAGCTCCCTAGTCTACAAAGTAGGCGAAACACCTGGATGCGGGAAGTCCCTAAAATCTCAGTTACCACCTTTGTTTTTAAAGAAGCAAAGGGACCACGGTTAATAGCCGTACCCAACGGTAAAAATACTGAGAATATATGGGTAATCCGCAGATGAGAACCTAAAGTCACTATATGTTACACCAGACTATGGTTCCATTTCAACGACTGGTAAGGTGTTGGTCTGAGAGAACTGGCAATTCTCTATGAAGGCTTAAGGTACAGTCTAATCCCCATTGGAAACTTTAGGGTATCAATGTTCGATGGAGACGAGATGGACTAATGTTCAGTTTCTAACAGACAGTCGCCTAAAAGGTTGCGTAAGATACCTTTTAGGATAAACGATGTAACTTACGCCAAGATATAACTGTCTAGTCAATTTTGGCAAGATGACTCAATTGCGGGAAACTCCTGAGAATCTAGACTACCAAACCTGTATAGAAATGTATAGGTGGCCGGGGTAATGACCTAGGGTAGTACACGTTTCGACGTGTCAGGTAAAAACGTCTAGAATTGGAAAATCCGCAACGAACTCTTACCGGTCTTATGTGACTGACCTATGGAGTGCGTTCAACGACTTGTACAAATCTTGTACTTAACGGTCATCGGTCTGAAGGGTCGTCACAGCCCTAATGAAGGCTTAAGGTATAGTCTATCCCCTTCGGGAAACCTTAGGGTATCGAGGAATATACATACCCCCCAATCCTATGAAGCGGAAGCAGAACTTCGCATGATTTCTGCAACCGCTCTTAATATTATTACTCCACAGGAAAGTAAACCTATTATCACTATTACACAGGACTCTTTAGTCGCTGCCTTTCTTATGACAAGAAGACACTTCCCACTCACACGTGGACAATTCAGCGACATCTCTATGAAAGGTGAGCGTCACGATGGATCAGCCCTTTTCACACCTATCAGATTAAAAGCCATCGAACGCGTCCTAAAACAAAACGGCAAAAAACCCGACGTATTCAACGGCCGAGGCTTAATATCCCTTATCTTACCAGAAAATTTCAACTACGAGAAAAAGAACGGTGCTCACACAGAAGAACAAGTCGTGAAAATCAGAGAAGGAGTCTTTATCGAAGGCGCACTAGATAAAAGTACTCTAGGCAGTGCACACGGATCTATTATCCAAATTCTTAACAAAGAATATGGGACCAAAATCACAGCCAATTTCATAGATAATATGCAGTTTTTAGGAAATGCTTGGCTACTTGTACATGGGTTTTCGGTAGGCTTAGAAGACTGTATGGTAACCTCTAAACAAAGTGTATTAGCGATTAAAGATAAATTAACAGAATGTTATACAAAAGCTGAAGGAATCGAAGAAACTACACAGAATCAAGGAATTAGAGAAGTAAGAGTTACAGCGGCGTTATCTCAAGCCAAAGATATTGGAATGAAAATTGCCAAAGATGCTATGAAACCAGATAATAACTTCTTAGTTACAGTAGTTTCAGGAGCAAAAGGAGATTACTTCAATATTTCACAAATCACAGGTGTTCTTGGACAACAAAATTTAGAAGGCAAAAGAGTAAATCCAACTCTCAGCCACGGAAAACGAACACTACCACATTATCCCTTTGGAAAACTCCCTAAAGAAAGAGAATACGAATCCAGAGGCTTTATCAGAAACTCTTTTATTCACGGATTAACACCACAAGAATTTTTCTTTCACTGTATGTCAGGAAGAGAAGGTGTAGCAGATAAACATTGTGTCTGCAACAGGAGGCTGTTAAAACAGTGTTACCTCCTAGTCGTGATTATTCACGGCAAGACCCTTTAAAAAGTCGGGAAGTCCCTAAAACTTCAGTTACCACCTGTCTTTGGAAACATAGACAGGGAACACGGTTAATAGCCGTACCCAATGGTAATAATACTGAAGATATATGGGTAACCCGTGGTCACCAGACCTAAATCCGTTATGGCTAGGATATGGTCTGTCCGCAGAGACTTGTAGAAATACTAACGGGGGTCGGTAAACAATGAAAGCCTAGTCAGCTTGAGTTTGCTTAAGATATAGTCCACGCCTATGTGAAAGCATAGGAAAAACGTGACAGCAATGGGCACAGCAAAATCCGGTTATATTCAGCGTAAAATTGTAAAAGTTTGTGAAGATATTCAGATTCAATATGACCAAACAGTTCGAGATGCAACTGGTAAGATTTACCAGTTTTCTTATGGAGAAAATGGCTATGATTCTACTAAAACTA